TTTTGTAGACAGTAATCAGCAACCTTATTTTGGTGAGCCTTTAATTTTCTATGCAGTTAACGCATCTGCACCCCCTCCAAATCTTGTTACTCCTATATATTTAAAATCAGCTTCCAATTCAGGAGCTTCAGAAAATTCATATATTATGCCATCTAATTCCTTGTCGCTTTCCTCAAGCACAAGTACAAAGAATTTAAACTATTCTTTAGAGATTAACGAATACACAGGAGATTCTACATTTACAGGCACTCTATTTGAGGAAGAATACAAGACCTATATAAGCGATGTATTTAGCACAAGAAGGAGAATCACTAAGGTGTCTGCTTTTATGCCCTTAAAAGTCCTCTATGACCTTCAGATGAACGACTATATGACCATAGGACAACAATCATACAAGATAAATAGCATTACAACAGATTTAACGAATGGGAAAAGCTCTCTTGAACTTTTAAACAATGTGTCATGATTAAGGATATAATGAATTTGCTAAAAATAGCCAAAGGCGAAACTGAAAACATCAGAATTGCACAAGGAAAATACAACCTCCCCAAAACAATAAAATCAACATACCAAAAGATTAAAAACGAATCCAAATGGCAACAGTAAGAGAATTTGAATTAGATGTAGATACTAATAAAGCAGAAAAGAATGTCGATGACTTAGCAAAAAGTATTGACAAGTTAGCTGAATCTATTTCTGAAAGTAATAAAGAAACTGCAGAAGGATTAAAAGATGTAGAGAAAGCATCTAAGGAAACTGCTGGTGGTGTTAAAAAAATAGGAGGTGCATTAAAAGCTGCTGGTATTGGTTTAGCTATTGCTGCTTTTGCACAACTTAAAGAGGTGTTTGAACAGAATCAGAAAGTAGCTGATGCTTTTAGTACAGTATTTGAGTTTTTAAGTATAGCATTTAATGACTTCTTCAAGTTTATTGAGAGTAATATTAGTGTTGTAACTGATTTCTTTAAATCAGCCTTTGATGACCCTAAGCAATTAGTAACAGACTTTGGTGTTGCTATTAAAGATAACCTCATTGAAAGATTTAATTCGTTGCTTGACACATTAGGATTTTTAGGTAGTGCATTAGTCAAGGTATTTAGTGGAGATTTTAAAGGAGCTTTAGAAGATGTTAATTCTGCATCTGCTGAATTGTTTGATGTTGTTACTGGTGTAGATGATAGTTTTAATAAGGTAGTAGAAACGACTAAGGATGTTGTGTCAGGGGTTGTTGAATATACAAAGGCAACAGTAGAATCTGCTGCTGAGAATGTACAATTAGCAAGAACTGCTGAGTTGGCTGCAGTTAAAAATCAAGGTCTTATAGAAAAGTATGATTTACAAGCTGAAAAACTAAGACAAGTAAGAGACGAAGAAAGAAACACTATTGAAGATAGAAAAAAAGCCAATGATGATTTAAATGCAGTTTTAGATGAGCAAGAAAAGGCGATGATGGCAAACGCTAATGCGATACTTGCGGCAGCACAAGCTCAGTTTGATAAAAATGGAAATGATGCAAATTCTATTGCATTACAAGAAGCCAAAAATGAATTGGCAGCAGTAGAAGCTCAGATAGCTGGATTTAGGTCAGAACAAAAAGCCAATGACCTAGCATTAGACAGAGAACAATTAGAATTGAACGAATCTATTAGTGCTGGAGTAGCTGAGAGAAACAAAGCTGAGAATGACTTTACTGCAGAGCAGATAGATAATGATGTGTTAAGATTACAAACACAATTAGCAAATGCTCAAAAAGAAGAAGAAATAGAAACAAAAAGATTAGAGACAAAAAGAGATTTATACAAAAAAGGAACACAGGCTTATGTCGATGCAAATAATGAACTGTTAGCTTTCCAACAAGAGAATGGCAATGCTCAAGTACAAATAGAAAAAGAGTTAAATGTCGCAAAAGCAGAAGTTATATCATCTGCTCTTTCAGGAATTGCAGAATTAGTTGGCAAGGACTCAAAGTATGGTAAGGCTATAGCTATTGTACAGGCGATTAGAGACACTTTTGCAGGAGCAACTAAGGCATTAGCTCAAGGAGGTATATTTGGAGCAATAGGAGCAGCAGGAATAGTTGCATCAGGTATTGCGAATGTCAGAAGCATAACTGCTACACCTGACCCTGAACCTCCTGCTGGACTCGGTGGTGGTGGTGGTGGTAGTGCTAGTGTTCCTATTCCAGCAATCCCAGCACCTCCATCTTTTAACATTGTAGGTCAGACAGGAACAAATCAGTTGGCTGATGCAATCGCAGGACAAGCACAAAGTCCTGTCAAAGCCTTTGTAGTATCTAGTGATGTCACTACTGCACAAAGCCTAGATAGAAATATTATAGAAGGTGCAAGTTTATAAATGCAAAATAGTAATTTAAAATCGTTATATAGTTATGAGAATAGTTGAACTAATATTAGATGAAGCTCAAGAGATGATGGGCATAGATGCAATCTCTATTGTAGAAAGCCCAGCAATACAAGAAGATTTTGTAGCATTAAATTCAGACGAAATTAAACTGGCTGAAGTATCTAAGGAAAAGAAAATACTAATGGGTGCTTTGCTTGTACCAAACAAACCCATATACCGAAAGAACGGAGATGATGAGTATTATATATATTTCTCAAAGGACACAATAGCAAAAGCATCTCAGTTATATTTAAAAAATGGCTATCAAGGTAATTCTACTTTAGAACACGCAAGTGCTTTACAAGGTCTGACGTTGGTTGAGAGTTGGTTAGTAGAAGATGAGGTCAATGACAAGTCAAGAAAGTATGGAATGGATGTGCCTGTTGGGACTTGGATGGGTGCAGTAAAAGTAGACAACGATGAAGTATGGAACGAATATGTTAAGACAAATAAAGTTAGGGGTTTTTCTATTGAGGGTTATTTTGCAGACAAGATGGAACAATCTGATAAATCGAATAAAGCAGACATGGAAGAAGTAGAAGCTGATATGATAAATAGGACTAAATCTATTAAATTCATTTCTCAATATCGTAATTATCTTAATAAAAGCCTTGCCGAATTAAGAAAAACAGTAAATAACGCTATAGAAGATATAGAATCTTCAATAAAATATCTTCAGGATGATACTCAGAAATATGAAAGAGAATTGAAAGAGCTTGGTTTAAATGTTGGTGATGGTAATAATCAAAACTACAAAAATGCTATTAAAGCAATTTCGGATGCAAAACAAGAACTTAAATTTTATAATAAATACAAAAATATCTAAAATGAAAACACCACAAGAACTAGATAAAATCTACAATAGATTACCAAAGGAAAAGACAGAATTGTCAAAAGTAGAATTAGCGGTTGCTGATGATATAAAAAAACTTGAAAGTCAGGCTAAAGCCGAACTGAATGATTTAAAAACATTTGAAAAAAAAGGATTAGCTTTTCAAAAAAATCTTACTAAATTATTTCAAGAAGGTGAGAAACTTGAAAAACTTATGATTAAAGCAGCTAAAAATGCTGATAAAACTGTTGAAAGGTCATTTAAAGTTATAGACAAAGCTGATGATGCTGCAAAAGCATTAGGAGTTTCACCAAAGGCTATAGCAGGATATTCAGAATTAGATAAAATTCAGAATGAATTAGAGTTTACTGCTCAAGATGTTGAAAGCCTAGCTAAAAAAATGTTTGCTTAATCTGTTAAATAAGAATGTCAAAAAACACTAACTACATACCTAGTCGTTCATCACCTAGAGGTGCATCAAGAGGTTGTTTGTGTAGAGACAAAAACATCTACTCAAGGAAGTGTTGCAATGGAGATATAATAGCACAAGGCATAGGCAACATTACAAGAACCAGTTATTAGAAAACGCTGAAAATGCAAAATTTAAAGCTGAATCATTTGAGAAAGGAAAGGAAATTTTCATCAAAACAGATGATGAAAAAGTCGCAATGCCTGTTGGTGAATATCTTCTTGAAGATGGTCGATTGGTAGTTGTTGAAGAAGAAGGAATCATCGGTGATGTCCGAGAGGTATCTGATGAAGTTCCTGCAAAGGAAAATGAAGAAGGTGAAGAAATCACTTCTGACTTAGAAGAAGAAAAAGAGGAAATGGCTTATGCAACTAAAGAAGAATTATCTTCTGCAGTTGAGGAAATGAAATCCATGATTGAAGAAATCAAAGCTATGGTATCTCCTAAAGAAGAAATGTCAGACGATGACGAAGAACTTTCTGCAAACATTAAGGAAGAATTATCTGCACCAGCTGCTGAGCCAATTAAGCACAGTCCTGAAGCAGAATCTGCGCAAGTAGAACAAAAAGTTTTTGCTCAAAGTAAAGTAAGAACGACCCTCGATAGAGTAATTAGTAAATTAAATAAATAAAAAATGAGTTTAGAAAAAGTAAATCTCGCAACAACCACAAATATCACGACTACTTATGCTGGTCAGTTTGCTGGTGAATACATTGCTGCAGCACTTCTCTCGGCATCTACTATTGATGATGGGGGTCTTACAGTAAAGGGCAATATCGCATATAAAGAAGTAATCAAGAAGTTAGCTACTACTGAATTAGTATCTGCTGCATCTTGTGACTTCACACCAACCTCTACTATCACATTGACAGAAAGAGTATTGCAACCTACAGAGCTACAAGTTAACTTACAACTTTGTAAGAAAGACTTCATTAGCGATTGGGAAGCTCAATCAATGGGATTTGGAATGGCACAAACACTACCTCCTAAGTTCTCTGACTTTATGTTAGCTCATGTAGCTGCTGAAGTTGCTCAATCAAATGAGTTGAACATTTGGAAAGGTGATACTGGTGCTGCTTCAAACAACGCTTATGATGGATTTGAGAAGTTGTTAGCTGCTGATGCTGGAGTTGTAGACGTTGCCGCAGTAGGTGGTGGTCTTGATGCTGCAAACATCATAGCTGAATTAGGAAAAGTTGTTGATGCAATTCCTTCTGCTTTATATGGCAAGGAAGATTTGTTTATCTACATCGGTTCAGCTGCTGCTAAGTTCTATGTTCAAGCATTAGGAGGATTTGCTGCTA